TTCCCAGGGAGTTGCGTCCTGGGCGAGAGGAGAAGTGGATGGATTTGAAAAACTGTCTCGAAGTTCGCCAGTGGGTGCGTCGTTTGAAACGGGCATTGGAGACAACGAATAAGCTCGGCTGGCATTGGGTACATGCCTGTCAAGATGACAGGGAAGAAGTCAAGCCCCTGCAGGCGAGGCTGGCCGATGCTGAGTATTGGGAACGCTGTTACCACGAGACCAGTGACATCCTGGTGGCGAGGACGCTTGAGCTAGAACAGATGCGAGATGAGCGGGACAAGGCAAGAGACGTGGAGAGAAATCTAAGAGAGTCGGCTGAGATTTTACAGAACATAGCAGCGCATAACGCCGGTGAACGTGAAGACTGGAAAGCGCACGCCGGTAAGTTGCAAGCGGAACTGGAAAAGCTGAAGGCTCCAATTGAGAATTGGCGTGACGATCCACGCTGCTGCCGGTGTGTATTCTATGCCCACGCAAAACACTATGATGACGATGAATATTACAAGGATGACGTGGAGGAAAAGGAGAATGGAGGCAGTCGTTGATGGAGAAACGGCGCGAGCGAGCAAGAGAGGCCGCCGCAAGAACTATCGCATTTCCAGTGGCGGCGGCAAAAGAGATATTTTTGATTTAGCCGCGGACATTGTGGGGTTGGCGGTTGCGGAATGGAAAAGCCCGACCACACGCGAGCAATGGACTGTGTGTTTTGGCGATCCTGAGTATGACCGCCCGCAATGCGAGTTCTGTTCGGAGTGTTACCCGTTCAAGGATAATGTGATGAAACCGGACGGCGATCGTTATAAGAATTGCAAGCGTCGGTTAAAGGTGTTGAAAATCGACCTGCAGGAGTTCTTTTGGAGCCCCTGGTTCGACCTGCTATGTGGTTCGGTTGACCCTGCTGACGTGCGAGCGTATCTGGAAGTACCGAGGCTGGACGATGAAAAAGTGGAAGAGTGAGATGCCGAGAACGCACGCGACCGAGGTTACGCCCGAGATGATAGAGTGGGCGGTCCATACATCGATGCACACTTACGTGTCTTCTGACGAGCGGTGGGAGCAAGCGCGCAAAACGGGCCTCGCTGACGAAGAGTTGCTAGATATGGTCCGGTGCGAGTTGGGTATCTCTGGCGGGCGTAGCACCCCCTGGTACGAGTACATGGCAGAGTACAAGGGTGGCCAGGACCCTGCTATCTGGTTGAAGAAGTATCGCGACATGGAGCGTTACGGGGAGATGAAAGGAAAGAAGTTGCTGGCGATGGTCAGGAGAGTGATGGAAGTCGGAGTGCCTGCGTTCGGTGGCGTTCTGTTTCAGGAAAAGTTGTTTTGAAAGGAGAAAGACTATGGAAGTGAAGGAATTGCCAATAGTGGGGATGGTTGATGCACTGGTCAAGGCAGCACGTCATGTGGGCTATTGGGAGGGTCGGACGGAGAACTGCGAGACAGCCCAAGTCCACATGCTCATGATAGGCAAAGTCGAGTCTATGGAGGCGGAGCGACGCAAGCGACTGGCGGTGATGGTTGAGATCGATATGTTGACCAAAGAGGCAGGCAATCAGACTGCGAGGGATTTGTTCGGACAGGCTCGAAGGGAGGGCTGAGATGCACGGTGTGATGCGATCGGGTGATTGGGTGTTGTTCGGGTTGTCGGTTGTCGGGATGGTTGTCATGGTGTTGTTTGGGTGAGAGGAGAGAAAAAGATGAACGTTAAGTCACGAGTGACCAAGTTGGAACAGGCTAAGACGGCGAGACGGAGCATTATCCCACGGGCTACTATTGCGGTTCGTGTGGACGTCCCCACATTCGAGGCAATTGCAGACATGGCCGAAGCGAACGGGTTGCGGTTGTCAATTCAGGCGCGGGAGTTGCTGACCCAAGCGGTGCGGGATAAAGGACGATTGCCGGAATAACTGGAGAACCAACGGAGCAATCGCAGAGAGGAGAGATCGATGACGGGTAAGAACAGATTGACCAAAAAAGAGCTGGCCCAACTGACGGAAGGCTTCAGGACCATCTGGCTGATCAGAAAGCGAGTCAGCGAGACGGAGGCCGTTCGGGACGAGGAAGGTATGTGGCTTACTGAGGAGGCGTTCAAGGTCATGCAGCTAGACGAAGCGGAGCAGTACGAAGTGTGTCACATCGGTAAGTTGTTCATTGAGTCGGGTGTGGGCGAGAGTATCATCACGCAGGTCAAAGCGGAGTAGAGCAGAGAGGAGGTGGTATGCCTAATTTGATACCGCAGGAGTTGAAGGACGCTTTTGGGGAGCTTGTTGTTGAGTATGGCCTGGAAGAAGCGGAGATTGAAAACGATCGTCTTAGTCTCTATTACATTTGCAGGTTTCGGTATGGGAAATGGGTTCTGCGTTTTCGCTTGGCAGGGGAGGTGCTTGACTGCGGAGACGCTCCGAGCAAAGACGTTCTGAGGGTTGCAATCGTGGAAATCATTGAAGCCAAAAGAGCCCGGATTGGCTGGATACTAGACATTGGAAGAAACGAGAAAGGAGAAGACCGATGAACGAAATCTGCCAGAGTTGTGTAAAGCCGATCACGTTTCCGGGAGATATCCGGCGAGTGGAGTTTCGTGTCGCTGGTGGTGTGACGCGTGATTGGGTGATGTGCAAGACCTGCGCCGGTCAGTTGCAGGAGTTGGTGTTGAGTTTCATGGGAGAGCTACCACCGGAGGGAGGAATTGATCCAGTGGAGGCAGAGAAAATCAAGGCGACAAGGGGGCATCCCTGGATACTGAAATCGAAGCCGGAGGAAGAAGAGCCTGCGGTCGAACCCCCCTGGCCGGTTGTTGCGGGTGATGGTACAGAGCAGGTGCCCACCGGTTTGAAGGATGGTCAGTATGTGGAGGCGATGAAGGTGGCGTTTACGTCATTCAATATCGACACGACCGCGTATGAGGCGTTGGCCCACTTGACGCAGGCGTTTGGCATTACCGGTATGCTTGAAGGAATGGGAGCGTATGCGCGTGAGCAAGGTTGGATTGGGCCGGTGGAATTTGACGCTGGCACGTTGCCGTTCGATGACCCTCCGCTACAGGAAGAGGATGACCCAAACGTGGAAGAGTTGGTTGAGCCAACTTGGAATCCGCCAACAATCTATGGCACTGACAGGGAAGCGGGAATAACGGACTTATTCGTGCTGACTCACTTTGACTATGAGACTGAGATAACCAAGATTGTAGGGGTGTGCGAATCAAAGGATGACGCTGAGGCTGCCGAGAAACGAACGGGATGGAGCGATGGCTTCAGCATCACTCAGTGTCAACTCGGACAAGTAAGGGTTTGGAAAGGATGGTAGGGGAAAAGCTGAGTTGACAGCAATCGCAGAGAGGAGAGAGGCCAAGACGGGCGACACAGGTAATTGACAACGGCTCGAAAGTATGCTATACTATGTCTGTCAGGATAGAGAGGCGTTTTTGTTTGCCTACAAAGGCTCACCTAGTTGACAAACGCCTATATCCTGACAGGTATGGCAAGCAAGTTGGCTGGGTGAGCTTTTGTGTTGCGGGATGAGGGGGTGGCGGAGTGATGAAGTATGCGGTGCAGCTCGCGGACGTGGCGATAAGAGCCTATGACACCACGACCATCGACCCGGTGCTGCTACTGCTGCACCCGGTGCTGACCGATGTGACGGTGAAAGTGAAGGGCGATGATTTGCTAGACAATACCGGTATCTTGTTAGATGACAGCGACCCGGAGCGGCTGGACGCTATCCTGCACCTGCTGCGGCTGAAGGTAGATCGTCGGGATTTGCGAGTGTACCAGAGCGAGACGGGCAATGGCTCGTGGAAGCGGTGGAAGCCATGAGAGACCTGGTGAACATGCTGCTGGTGCTGAGTGCGACAGCGCTACGCGTTTGCCCCACGTACGCGTGGTTTGGCTTGGCTGAGTTGACACAAGATTGATTGTCGTGTTATAATGGGTATGTGAATGCCCGTTCCGGTCTGTTCGCTACGGCGGGCAGACCGGTCTTTTTTTGTTTACGGGTTTATGCGGTGGGTTAGCTTCCAGAATTCTCTACTCTGGATCATTGATTGAAGCATATTTACCTGGGGGAAACATGAAAGGACGCTCGCATAACCCAGAAACTAAAGCGGCAGTGATAGCCGCCCTTTTGACGGGCCAGTCTATATCGTCGGTGGCGAAAGATTACAATATCCCAGAAGGAACGGTAAAGAACTGGTCGGTCAAAGTTAAACAGAATGGTGGGATAGTTGAACCGGTTCAACCGCAAAAAAGAGAACGAATCGGCGAGCTGATTGTCAACTATCTGGAAGCATTGCTCATAACGCTTCACGCTCAACAGAAGGTATTTCAAGATGAGAAGTGGCTTAAACAACAGTCCGCCAGTGAAGTTGCGGTCCTTCACGGGGTCCTTGCCGATAAAGGAATTCGACTTCTCGAAGCCCTCGCAGACAAAGAAGAGCCGCACAAAGCACCAATACAAACCGCGGGGGATGTGCCAGAGCCTGTATGAATCCGAGGCACCGGAAGTCATAATCTCAGGCTCAGCCGGGACCGGGAAATCGCGCTCGTGTCTGGAGAAGATGAATGAGGCCGCCTGGCGCTATCCTGGTATGCGGGGCTTGATCGTGCGCAAGACACGGGACTCCCTTAGTGAGTCGGGCCTCCAGACCTTCGAGCGGTTTGTCTTGGAAGATGACGACCACATTCACCAGAACATCCAGCGTCGGATGCGCCAGTCTTACCGCTACCCCAACGGCTCCGAAATCGTCATCGGTGGTATGAACAAGGTCGAGCGCATCATGTCCACGGAGTACGACCTCATCTTCGTGCAAGAGGCGATTGAGCTCACGGAAGAGGACTGGGAGACCTTGACCACCAGGCTGCGAAATGCCCAGATGCCTTACCAGCAAATTCTCGGAGACACCAACCCCGCTCAACCGACCCACTGGCTCAAGGCCCGCTGTGACCAGGGGCGTACTCAGCTACTCGAAAGCCGCCACGAAGACAATCCCACGCTCTGGGACATCGTTAAGCAAGAATGGACCAATCGCGGTATAGACTATATCGCCATTCTGGACAATCTGACTGGGGCTCGGCGGCTGCGGTTACGTTTCGGGCAGTGGGTGCAGGCAGAAGGGGTCGTGTATGAGGACTGGGACCCGGCGGTGCATTTGGTCGACAGGTTCAAGATTCCGGCCGATTGGCGGCGGTTCCGGGTGATCGACTTCGGCTTTACTAATGCCATGGTTTGTCAGTGGTGGGCGTTGGACCCGGATGGGCGAGCGTATATGTATCGAGAGATCTATCATACGCAACGCACTGTTAAGGTTCATTCAGCCCAAATCAACGAGTTATCCAAGGGGGAGAATATTGAGGCCACAATCTGCGATCACGACGCGGAAGACCGGGCGACATTGGCAGAGAATGGTATCAGATCGGTCAATGCCAGGAAGAATGTTCGTCCCGGCATTCAGAAAGTGCAAGAAAGACTGAAAAAGGCCGGCGATGGCAGACCACGGCTGTTCATCATGAGAGATTCACTGGTAGAAGTCGATCAGTCATTGGTTGAGGCCAAGAAGCCGTTCTGTACTGAGCAAGAAATGAATGGATATATTTGGGAGCTTCCCAGAGAAGGTAGGGCCGCCAAAGAGCAACCGGTGAAAGTCGATGATCACGGGATGGATGATCTGAGATATTTCGTGATGCACATTGATGGCCCACGACCCCGGAAAGCGAGGTGTTATCAAGGATGACGAACAGTGATGTGAAGGTGGCGTATAGAGCGATCCTGGCAAAGCGGCGTGCATACAACGGCCTGTGGAAATATTACAAGGGTGACCAGCCTCTGGTCTACAGCGTGGATTTGCTTGAGGAAGTGTTCAAACGGGCCGGCACCACGTTCAATGAGAATTGGTGTGCTGTGGTGGTTGACTCATTGCTAGAGCGGTTGCAGATGACGCGGCTGACCGTGACTGACAGCGATGAGATGACGACCGCCCTGCAAACGATGATGACGGCCACGGAGCTTGACTTAGAGGAAGATTCGATCCACCTTGCCACCCTGGTTTGCGGCGAGGCGTTCTTGATTGCTTGGCTTGACGCTAACGGCAATCCAGAGGCGTATTACAACGACCCACGTTTAATCCACCTGGAGTACGATGCCGACAATCCGCACAAGAAGAAGTGGGCTGCGAAGATGTGGTCGGACCATGAGCGGTGGTACATGACTCTCTACTACCATGACAAGATAGAGAAGTACATGACGAAGAGCCTGGAGGCCCAGGAAGACAAAGCGTTTGTGCTGATGGAGGAAGAAGGCGTCGAGAATCCGGTGGCCAATCCATACGGCGTGATTCCTGTGTTCCATTTCCGCCGCGTCCGGCACGAGATCGTGTCCGAGATTCACAACGTCACGCCGATCCAGGACGGCATCAATAAGCTGATTGCGGACCTGATGGTTGCGGGCGAGTTCGGCGCGTTCAAGCAGCGGTGGGTAATCAGCAATTCCGACACGACGAATCTGAAGAACAACCCCAACGCTGTGTGGGAGATCCCCGCGGCATCGAGTGATACGCAAGGCACGTCCGTTGGCCAGTTTGATGCGACCGACTTGTCGAATTTCATCGACGCGATTAAGGCGAAGGTCGGTTCCGTGTCTGCGATCAGCCGGACCCCTCACCACTTCTTCTTCGGGACCGGTCAAGTGCCAAGCGGTGAGGCGTTGATTGCACTCGAATCGCCTTTGAACAAGAAGGCGACGCGCATGGCAAGCATCCTGGGCCGGACATGGCAACAGGTGGCACGGTTCCTTTTCCAACTACAAGGTATCGAGGTGCCGGCCGAGCTTATTTTGCCGGTGTGGGAGAGGCCACAGACAGTACAGCCCAAAACGGAGGCAGAGATCAGGCAGATATCGGTGTCGTCCGGGATGCCCCTGGTCACGGTCCTCCGGATGCAAGGCTGGACGGAAGAGCAGATCGACGAGATGGAGCGTGACAAATCCGCCGAGACAGCCGCACAGAACAACAGTCTGGCGAAGGCGTTGATGGCGCAACAGCGTGCGTTTGACAAAAACGTGGGCGGTGACGATAATGGAGATGAGGTTGAAGAAGATAATGATGAGAATGATGAGACTGGGGGCAAATAATGGGCAGGGCACAGGATGTAAATGAGGGCGGGCTGACTGAGTTGGTCGGCATCAATGAGGAAGTGAACACAAACGACTACAGTGGGTCTGTAGGAGTAGCGTTAGGCGATAATGTTAGCGGTGAAATTAGGCAAGTCACCCTTTACGCTACGGAAGATGGTGCAGGGGCAGTTCAAGATTCGGCAGGTATTCTATTCATTTTAGATGCTGACCCCGCTATTGCATCAGGCGATGTAGCAATGACCGCTGTTGAGCGGGTATCAGTAATTGGACAAATCTTTGTAGGTGCCGGGGATTGGGTGATGGATGCTAACGGTGGCACAGCCGTGATTATTGACCAACACATAAGTTTCCACGCTTTGTCTACTTTGTATTTCGTGTGGTTGCATACGGATGCTACTGACTTGAATGATGGAGCGGGCGACGATGAGCAGTTGGAATTCAATTTCTGGTACCATCACGGGAGGTAAATAATGGCTGACATATTTGGATCGACACTTGTTAGAGTTCAAAAATTGTTTAGAGACATGGGAGATGATACCCATGCTGAGGTTATAGTTTTAGGGGCCAGTTCTGTTACTGATGTTGTTACTGCTACACCGACAGTGTATAACGTCACGCTGACGGTGGCGGATACGGAATACAGTCAGGCCTTGCCGGCCAATTGTCGTGGCTTTGAGTTTCAGGCTCGAACTAATGTAGCTGTTCGTTGGCAGGTTGTAACGGGTAAGGTGGCAGCATCTGTTGCGCCCTATGATACACTCAAGGCAGGGTGCTATTATTTTTCGTATGATCTGAACCAAGGTGCCAGTCCAAGCACGTTGTATTTTGGAAGCGCGATAGCGGGCACTGTCGTTGAAATCAAGTCTTGGGTATAAAAAATTGAGTAAACGTGACTCTGAACCAATTGTCTTGGTCTGCAAGAAGTGTGGTGCAGAACGAACGGTCAGGCGAGACAACTTATACAAAATTAAATCTGGTAGACATTCTGGGCTTTGCAAGAGCTGCGGTGCTCGCAGTAGAGGCAAACACAGCGTTGCTGCACGGGATAAGACATCCTATATTTGTCCTTCTTGTGGAGAGAAACGGATTATCACTGGTGACAATTTGTGGCGAATTGAGAAGGGTGAAATTTCTGGGCAGTGTAGAAGTTGTGCGTTCAAGGGAATACCACACCTAAATGCACGTGGGGCAAAGAATTACAACTGGAATGGAGGCACTGAAGCGCGAGTCTGCGAGTGGTGTGGAGAAGAGTTCGCTATTGCTCCAAGCTGGATAAAGAAGGGTGGTGGACATTTTTGCTCCATTACTTGTAGAGGCAAGGCGAAGACTGGGAAAAATAATCCAGTCTGGCAAGGTGGTACTAGCTTCGAGCCGTATCCACTCGCCTTTAATGGGGCGTTGAAGAAGATGATCCGTGACCGTGACGATCACGCCTGTGCTCTATGTGGTGAACATGGCAAAGATGTTCACCACATAGATTACGACAAAGAGAATTGCCAATTGAACAATTTGATAACACTGTGTAGAGCATGTCATGGCAAGACTAACGGAAGCCGGACGGGATACGCAGCAATCCTATCAGACAAAGCGAGCGATATGTCATTTGCTGGCTTTGCTTACTATTGAGTTAGGAGTGAATCATGCCAATTATAAGTGCGTGTGGATATGACAGCCGACTATACTGCGGCTTGACCTGGAACGAAAGCACCGACAGCTACGAACGCACCGGGACGTTGGCGGGGGTAGTGGCAGGCAGTTCGCCTGGGAACGCGGCACTGTCGATTCAATCGCGGATGAGGCGTTGTGTCATGGGGGATGACGGTGTCATCAAGTATTACCTTGGCGCTACCGATAGCACCAAAAAAGAGGACGGCCTGACAGCATCGGTTCTGACTGGGGCCGACGGGCAAGTGATGGTAGAGATACCCAAGTTCTACTTGCGCTATTCCTACGCGGCCAACGTGCATAGCTGGGACATCAGCGTGATACCACTGCCTGGGTTTAGTCTACACCCGGCGTTTTTCAAGAACGGGGCGATAGTGGATTACCGCTACATGAGTGCCTACGAAGGCGTTCTGTATGACGACTCGGAATCTGTTTACACCAGCGACTATAATCCCATTGCGTCTCACGCGGCTACGGTGGACGTGGACAATGGCTCAGGCAAAGGCACCATCACAGAGGACGCGGCTGGCGGTACACTCTACGACCAGTTGCAAGCTGGGGATGTCATCGTCGTAACAGGTACAGCCGACAACAACGGTACGTACATTGTGGATTCAATCACGGGTGGAGATGTAATTACCTGCACCAGTATTATCGCGGGCGGAGATGGTGCAGAGGCCACTACTGTTATCAGTGCTCCTGCTGTGGATACTGGTAACGACGTGCTATCCAGTGTGAACGGTAAGAAGCCATTCTCAGAAATCACGCGGGCGAACTTCCGCTCCATCGCTGCTTTGCGGGGCACGGGCTGGCGGCAGTTCGACTTTCACCTGGCCAGCGCGATCCAACTGTTATACCTGGTCGAATATGCTGATTTCTACTCACAGAGCACGATTGGGTTGGGTTTGACGGACTGGGTTGGTGCAACATGGAATACCTACAATGCTGATCATGCCATCAACAATACTGGTTTGAGCAATGGCGACGGTGATGCTACGGCTAACGTCTCGGGCGGAGACGGGGTGTTAGGCTCCTACATGACCTATCGTGGTATTGAGAATTGGTTTGGGCATCTGTGGCAATTCGTGGACGGTTTCAACATCAATGCCAATGTTCCTTATGTGTGCAACACGGACACGGATTTCGCCGACGACACCGCTGTTGACTATGATGACTTGGGCATTACTTTAATCAATGCTAACGATTGGCAAAACACGCTAGAACAAATCAGCCAAGGATTCTTACCGGCTAGTGTGGGAGCCAGTAATGTTACTAAAATCACTGACTACTACTATCAGGGCGCTGCTTGGCGGATCGCTCTGCTCGGCGGTGATGCGTATCATGGCGCGGATGCTGGGGGGTTCTATTGGAGTTTGGATAATGCGTCGGGTCATGTCGATGCGATGATTTCCGGTCGGCTCTGTTACTGATGTTGTTAGAGGTTTCTCATGTTCAAAGACGCTACTTGGCGGATCACTCTACTCAGCAGTAATGCGAATAGCTGATTTATAAGGGAGAAATGTTATATGCCGGAGCAATGTACAAATTTAATTGGTCAACGATTTGGTCGTTGGATTGTTCTATCATCGGTAGAGGCCGGTCGGGGAGAAACATCGAGTTGGTTGTGTCGGTGCGATTGTGGCAATTGCCGAATTGTTAGAGGAAACTCTCTTATTGCTGGAGGCTCTCTTTCATGCGGTTGTTTGATGCGTGAAAGTAAACTTACCCATGGTATGTCTGACACACGTCCGTACAGAATTTGGCAGTCTATGAAGACAAGATGCACGAATATTAGACAGCCAAATTATGAACGTTATGGGGCAAGAGATATTTCCTACACCCCCGATTGGGAAACTTTTCAGCAATTCTGGGAGGACATGAGCGATGGTTACGCGGACGATTTAACGCTTGACAGAATTGATAACAATAAATCATACACAAAAAATAACTGCCGCTGGGTTACTCCAGCACAACAGAATCGTAATTCGCGCTCGGCTGTAATGATCAGGTACGATGGAGAGAACTTATGTTTAACAGATTGGGCGCAAAAGTTAAATATACCACGTAAGCGATTATATTACCTGCGATACAAGAAGGGATTAACTGGCCCGAAGTTATTGCAGGTAGCAATGGGAACCTAGGAGGCTAAAATGGCTATCAGCAACACACATCCAGCAACATCATATTCGTGTCGGGGCAAGACAGTCTTCCCGTTCAACATCGTGGAATCGGAAGTCACGGACTCGGAGACGGGCAAGAAGCGCACGCAGTACGAATACGACGAAGCACGGGTCGAAG